TCCGATAGCAATCAAACGCGAAGCGCCAGGCTCCGCTGAACTCTTGGCCGTGCCGTCCGTCGCGCCCTCTTCGTCGCCTGCGTCGACGGTTTCCTTCGGACCCTTGCCCACCACGGGAGCCTTGGCATTGATCTCGATGTCGAGATCGAACTCTTCGGCGAGCTTCTTTTCCTCGGAGAGTTCTTCGAACACTTCCTCGACGTCCTCGCCCTGGTCGGAAAGAACGGATTCGCGCGAAGCGAGCCCGGCACCGATCGCGAGGATTGCTGACTGCACGTCTTTGAGCGGGTCGACCCAGAGCCAGCCGCGCGGCTGCCATTTGCCCTCGAGGAAACGCGCCGGATCACGGGAGTCGAGGACCAGAGCGCCAGAGAGCAGCGCCATGGACATCCAGTCCTCGAAAATTGGCTGCAGAAGTTCTTCGCGCATGAGCGACTGAATCATCTTCCACTGGTCGCGTTCGATGAGCAGCCCGGAGCGCATCGAGGAGTAGTTCACGCCCTCGAGGTCGCAGGCGAGCGCGTTGTAAGACACGCCGAGAGAAGAGGCCACAAAGCGCAGCATGGACTTAACGAAAGTCGGAAACGCATTGCCCGGATGGTCGGGATTCCACGCCGTGAACTTCATCCCTGGAGGCAGCTGCTCGATGACGCCCGGCTCCGCGTTGAGCTTGTACTTGGCGTCGTCGTTTGGAGGCTCGAACGTCGAAGCGTCCAAGGTTTCTAGGAAACCCATCTTCGCGGCGCCGGTCCGCGCCGCTACCAGTTCGGCTTCCACATAGCCGCCGAGCATTCGGAGCTCGAACATGCACGGGTGAAACCACATGATACCGCGCGTCTGCGAAACCCGTTCCGGGTCGAAGATGTGGAGGATTTCCGCGGCAGGAACGCGCGTACGGAGGAGCGACCCGCCGAGATCCGACGGATGCTTTTCGTTGACGTAGTAGGCGACAGGCCGGCCCCACTGGTCGACCTCGATGCCCATCCGAATTTCGTTCTCGGCTTTTGAGGGCGCGCGGGAAAACAGGTGGTCCAGCTGGTCGGCGTCGATTAGCTGGATGGCATAGCGGTATTTGTTGCCATCGAAACCCTTCACCCTGCGGACCAGAATCTCGCCGTCGACCGCGAGGCTCTTTAGGACCAGGTTCTCGACCGCGCGGAAAGACATTTTTCCGTCGACGGTGCAGTTCCCTTTTTTGCCCCAATCGGCCCACGCGCACTCGATCTTTCGATTAAACGCGGTGTTCAGCTTGCCGTCGCCGTTTTTCACCTGCGACTGGTAGACGATGCCCTTGTGGCCGAGGACGTTCGAAAGAAGAATTTTCACGTACGACTTCGCGACGGGATTATTTCGCGAGAGCTCCCGCGCGCGCGCGCGGAGCTGCCTCAAGTTGCCTTTGACTTCTTGATCCGCAGACAGAATCGTCGCGAACCAGTCCAGAGTCAGCCGGCCGCCCGTGGCACCGTTGAAAACGGTGAGGTTCCGCTTACCGGAGAAAAACTTCAGCGCGCGCTGGATCCAGGGCCTCATCCCTGCAGCCCCGTGGTGTCCACCCAGGTCGGCGGATAATCACCATGCTCGCGCTCATTGTTGAACTCGACCTTGTACGGAACTCCAAGCTGGCCCGGATGCGTCTGTCGCCAGATCGCCGCTTTGATCTCGCCGCGAATCTTGCGGAGTTAGTCGATTGGGATTTTATTCACCTGGAGGCCGGCAATCATGTACGACTGGATGTGGTTCGTCAGTCGTCCGGTCAGCGCGAGCTCGATCACCGCGAGAGTCTTCTCTTCCCACGTGTTGAAAGTTCCAGCTGCCGCAATGTCCACGTTCGGCTCGATGTTGATAACGAGCTCGTCGCCGCGGAGGTCGTAAACGGAGGCCGCGATGGCGCCGGAGCCAGCGTGCGTTTCCGGTACCGCCGCAGAATTCGACAGCGTGAAGGAATTGGGAGTGAGATCGCCGATCGCGCCGGCAATGTTGTTGCCGGAATTCGTGAAGCCGGTGACGGTGATGATCGCGCCTTCCTGTGGAGCAGGACCGCTCACGGCCGAGTACGAGTACGTCGCTTTCCCGTTTGCGTCGGGCCCTGACACTGCGGTGAGCGTCAGAGTTGCTGCGGGCCTGGTCAGTCGCTCGGCGTATCGGTAGGCGCCCGGAGCGAGACCGGCGGTGTCGGAGGGAACGAGTTCAATCTGGAAGATGTTGTCGAGGACCGTCGCGGGTTTGTTGAACTTCTGCGTGAGTCCATTCAGGTAAAGCGTGTAGCCCCACCCGTCGCTCGGCTGAAACTCTCCGAAGGAACGGGTGTATTTGACAGTGGTACCGGCGGGGAAATGGCGAGGGACGGCAGCGGGGATGATCGGAGCCATTGACGGCGAGGATATGGCCTCACCGCCCGGTACTAGCACTGTCGAATTAGGATACAGTGCTTACTTGGCAGCCCGTGCCTGCAGGTACAAGTTAAACCCGACGAGAGCCGCGATGACGATAACTGCGATCAAAGCCGAAAAACCGAAGTGATTGAACGACTGTGCTAAAGTTTTCAGACTTTCCATGGGAGCTTACCCTCCTGTGGGAATAGGGCGCGGAAGCTGTTCGCGCAGCCGCCGCGCCCGCTTTTTTACTTAGGCTTTGTTAGAAACATCCTAATCGCCCCACGAACCAATTCGCTCACTGGAGCTCCAGTCTTTCTAGACAGAGACTTCAGCTTCGCAAGCTGGTTGGCGGGTAGATTTATTTCCAGTCGCTTCATACCGTAAGCTTACGTATGGTTACGGTAGCGTGTCAAGTCAAATTTATCGCCAAGATTGTACCCAATTCGAGCCGCCTCCTGGCCGTCCGAAGCTTCCTGAAGGCCCGCCCGAGCCCCCCGTTTGACCACCTCCGCCCTCCTTCGGACCTTCAGGAGGCGGCTCGCGAAGCGCCGCAGCCAGTTCTCCAAGCTTGCGGATCGTCGCCTGGCCCATGACATACAGCGCAGCGAGTGCGTAGACCTCGAGGTCGAGCGCTTCGTTTCGCGAGCGCGTCTTCACATATTCGCGAATGGTTCCCTTCCCGCGGCGGTAGCGGCGGATCGCCTTCTCGGACGTCAGCTGCGCCAGGTATTCCTCCTCGGCGAAATCTGGAAGATGCATGTAGCCAGGCCCGGCCACGGGAATTTTCATACGCGCGAAGATTCGGTCCTTCGCCGTGTCGGTTCCGATGAGCCACAGCTTCACACGGTACTGGTTGTTTATGCTGAACTTCCCGAGGATCTCTTTTCCCGCTTCGCTCGAGCCTTTCAGACAGAAGATTCTTCGATTCTGGCGCGCACGAACGAAACGATAGACGGAGTCCGTATGCAAGCCGCCCGAGTCGATCATCGTGCAGGAGATTCCGACCTTACGGCCGGAGGCGTGCTGCCAGGTCGACTGCAGGAACGAATCCATTTCGTTCCACACGTCCTCGCGGCCCGGATCACCGAACACTTGCTGATATGCGATGAGCCAGGACTCTTCCTTCTCTCCCCATCCCTTCACCACGCACTCGAGGCGATTGTTCTGGACGTCGACTCCGCACGTCAGGATGCCCACGCCGTCGGGGATTTCGGACTGGTAGGCCTCCTGGCGGCTCTTGAGCGCCGAGGCCTCGACCGCGTCTCCCTCTTCCTCCCACGTTTCCGCGAGCCTCAGGTTGACGAACGCGCGGAGGAGCTCCACGTTTTTCGCGTGGTTCGCGTCGTGCCACTCCTGCGCCAGGTCCGCCCAGATGTCGGTGAACGGCGAATAAAGCGCGTTGAGGTGGAAACCGACCGTGCTGCGTTTCGGCGATTCCGCGATCCACTCGCCGGCGTTGAGCATCTGGATTTTGTAGCGCTCGGGAATTTTCTTGTTGCAGCCGGCACAGACAAAGGCCACGGTGTCGAGTTTCACTCGATGGTCCTCGGTGACTTCGAAATACAGGCGGTGCATCTTCGTCAGCGGGTCTCTCCACCAGAGAACTTGTTTCATCGAGCAGAACGGGCACGGCACGTAGAAGCGGCGCTTGTCGCTGAGTTCGAATTCCCGCTCGACTCGCGAGAAACCTTTTGGCTTGCCTGGCGTGGACCCCATGACGATTTTCGCGTCTGGGAAAGAGTCCGTGCGGCGCGCGGCGATTTCGATAGGGTCGCCTTCGCCCGATACGTCTAGTGGGTAGCCGTCGATCTCGTCCAGCAGACAGATGTTGACCGGGTCGCTGCGAAGGCCGGATCCAGAATTCGCGCCTGTGAGTTTCAGCCAGCCGCCTGGGAACTCTTTCAGCTGCAGTGTGTTTCCCGATCGCCGCGATGTCGCCGGCCGGATTTTCTCGCGCAGTGCCGGGCAGGCCTCGATCATCGGCGTCAGACGCTTTTTCCCGAACTGCACAGCGTCCATGATGGTCGGAAGGACGAGTAGAATCGTGCGCGGGTCGATGTCGATGTAGCGCGCCAGCACATTGTTCAGGACGCCATCGGTGAATCCCACCTGCGTGGGCTTCATGAACACCACGCGCTTTACGGTGGGCTCGAGGACCACGTTCATGATTTCGACCTGGTAGCGCTCAGGTTTGAACGGACCAGGCCTCGCGCTCGATCCCTTCGGGAGAACTCGATTGCGCTCGGCCCATTCCGAGACGCTCAGATCTGGCGGCGGCGCAAAGAGTCCATAGGTCCGCACGAGCATCGCGTCAAAATTCGCGCGAGCCGATGAGTGGGTAGTGCTGATCTGCATCGCTTCAGGCCGCCGGGGCCGGCGCTTCCTCTTCTACTTTCTTCGGCTCCCACTTTTCCAGCTGGAGCAGCGCTTCCCTCAGAGACTTCTCGATCCGCGCCTGAATCATCAGCCGAGATTCTTCGCCGATGAGCTCAGGAGCGAGCCGGGGCGCCACCGCCAGCACGCGAGCTTTTACAGAAAGCGCCATCTCAGCCATTTCCTTCTCGACGTCGGGGATCGCAACCAGCTGGCCGCGTTCTCTCGCGAGTTCGATTTCCTTCAGGTCGGCATCAGCGCGCATCAGGCGAATCCGTTCTTCGTGCTCCGACGGGCCTTTCTCTTTCGCCGCGAGGCCTTTTTTCTCGAGCGCATTCTGCAAGTAACGGATGTACCACTTGGCGCACGCCGTCAGGTCGTACTCGCCTCGCTTTTCTTTCGGCATTCCTTCCTGAACGAGTTGCTGCACGCGGCGTTCGTCGAGGTTCAGGAATTTTGCGACGCGCGCGACGTCCACGGTTCACCACGCCACATGAAAAGCGCAGACTTCGCGGTATTCTGCCGTGCATTCGTCGCCGTCGCTCGACAGTTCTCGGTGAAAAGCGAACGTGCGGTCTCCCCAAACCAAAACTTCCGGCCGTTTTTGAAACGGAGGAATCGAAACGTCGGCGACTTGTCCGCCTTCGCGCGTTGCTAATCGTATTAACTCCATGGTGAACTCCCTTACCACTAAAACGAAACGAAACGCGCTACAAATTTTTCTGCCGCTGGTGCCTGGTCGCGGTCGCCGTCACC